TCTGCAGGAATATAGTCTTTGTTTTTTATTCGTACTAATCCTAGTTTTAAAATTGAACCTAAGTCTATTTCCATCATTTCTAATATACCTTCCTGTGCTATCGCAGCAGCACAAGGAAGTTCACCTTCTTTGTATGAACTGGTTGTATCATACGCAGTTAGCGTAAATGTATCATCATCCATCTTATGTAGTATTATGTAGTATCTATCTTTCAACAGTGTTAGCTTCTCTATTTCTTTTTCTTTATCACTCATTTTTTAACCACTCTCTAGGTACAGTTTTTTCTGCCCAATCAAACCCATGCCTGTTGCACCAATCACCATAGGTTGTTTTACTACTTTTATATAATTTATTTTTTGCATTTGCAAACACAAACCTAATATCACATTCCGGGTGTTGTTGTTTGACAAGTAACATCTTGGATCTATCCTCACGTGTTAAATGACCTTTTGCTTCTATGTATATGTTTGTTTCTGGTATATAGAAGTCTGGTGTATAGTGCCTAACCTTTGGAACATATGGTAACTTAATTGTTTCGTATTGAAACTTAGCTCCCTCTTGCACCATCTTAACGGCTACGATTTTTTCAAACTGTGATCTGTATACAGGCATTACGAGAATGTCTCCCTTATGTATTCCATTCTTGTTGATAACGTCTTTGCCACTTCTGGGGAACGTTTTTCTAAAATCTCTAGCTCCCTTTGGAAAGGTGAAATCGGTAGGCATATAACAGTTTGACTCCATAAATAATCATTAATCTTTTTAAATTGTTTCAACAACAAACTCTTATCTCGTGACTGTGTTTCTTCTCGTAGATAGCCATCATCTGTATAGTTCTCACGCAACGTTATGGGTATGCCTTTAAGATGACCTCTCAACACGGCTATCATCCTACCACCACCAAACTCTTTATGTGACTCAACATACAGAAAAGCAATATGTGGGTTTATTGTAATAAATTCTAAATCATAATCATCTGTATATACCAGTGGCATTATATGCTCCTCTGTACATATCGTGTATACCAAACTTGTGGTGGAGATTTTGCTTTCGATGTTATACGACTTTCAAGTCTTGCATCCTGCCAACAATGTTTCTTGTATTCACAGAAAGAACAAAGCTTTGGCATAAGTCTGTTCTTTGTACGTACAATCTCACCATCTTTTTTGTATGTTTCCCAATCATCTTTAAGTTTTGCTTTCTTGAAGTCTGCCCTTTTAACAACTCTAATAATATCTTCAGCCTGTTGCAAAACTCTCTTTCGTTCAGATCCATCATCCTCTGGTGCATCTACAACTGCCCACTCTCCTGTTGACTTGTTGATAACAATCCAACCACCAAAGGGAAGATTGTTTGCTTCACCATACAGATGCCCCTGTACTATATATCCAAACGCATCATCTTCTTTTATCTTATCATATCCATTGCCAAACTTATGATCAAACGAGTATGGAGATGCTGACTTTATATCCCATACTTTCTTTGTTCCGTTCTCATCAATAATTACATCAAGTGTGCCTTTTATATTTTCTTTATCTAACACAAGTGAACATGCTTTTTGTTCGGCAACTACATCAATTCCTGCTGCCTTAATCACAAGCATAGCAACTGCTTCGATCAGATCACCGAACAGAAATCTCATTATATCGTTGTAAGAACTTTCTTTAGAATACTTCTGCATCATAAGTATCTGTTGGCAAACAGGTCTACCTATGCCAGACATTCTTAAACTGACATCATCTCTACGACTAAACTGCTTTCGTATAGCCGTTTCGCATGAATCTTTGAACTCTTGAATAAGATGATCAGGGAGTTCAATTTCTCCCTGACCAGCTTTATCTAAAAACTCCTGTATACTAACCAGTAACAGCATCGAAGTCTTTGGAGAGATCTGAATCTTCTTGAGACACATTACCCTTCAAAGCTTCGTTATGTTGTCTTATAACATTAGCATTGGCAGCATCGATAGAGTCCTTGAACATTCGTATTAAATTTTTATCCTCATCGGATAGAGAAGTCAAAGACTTACCTTCAGTAGGCACTGGTACAAAAAATGTAACAGAACCTTTCTTCATTTTAGAAGTTTTAAGATCGATCCAAATTCTTTGCATGATCTTTTTCTGTTTATTCAAACCGTTAATAAAATTGTTTATCGGCATGAATCCAGACTTTTTAAAGTAACTGATGATGGGTAGGTTATCGAGTTCTACCTCGTTACCATCTGCATCTTTCATCTTACCAGACACGACCCCATAAATTACTTGATTACATGTGACTGCTTTAGATGTAATCAAACGAGGATCATCTTCTGCAAGAGTCTCAGCTTCTTCTTTCATTAGGCGACCACATCTATTACCACCTATTGTATCAGCAAAGTCTCCAGACAAACTCGCTTTTTGGACTGAATTGCAAATAGGTTTACCCTCATCTGCATCAAAAAGCGACCACATGAAAGACCTCATAAACACCCTCAACTTGACCTCTGGTGCGTACAAGTATCGCCCTTCATGCCAGACTCTCCAATCTCCCTTCTTCAAAGATTGTCCAGAGTCCGTTTCTGTTTCGTAGTTAATAGCCAATTTGGATAACTCATCTCTGGGTTGTCCGTCATCTTGACCTGTTAGTGCCATCAGAGCTTGATCATCATCATTCTCTAATGCCGTGACCATCTTATCGAACTGGTCATTAATCGTAGCTAGATTATTTATTTTAACTTCTCCTTTTTAAAAGTTAGCGATAAATTCATTCTACTGGATAAACAACTTCGGTGTCAAGCCAATTCTTACCTTTTTTTATTTCAATCTCAACAGGCATTAAGTATTTGATTTTATATCTTTTTTGTAGATCTGTCGCAACACCCAGCATAGAAACTTTTAAAATTTCTAAAACATGTAGCTCTTCATCAGGATGACAATCAACCACAATTGAGTCATGTACGGTGTTACAAATAAGAGACTTGTATGGTTGCAATCTTCTATCTAATTCAACTAGACAACAGGGCAATATATCTGCAGTTGCAAATCCCTGTACAGGATAATTACATATGGCAGTACGGTTTGTTGCAGTACCCCACTTTGTCCATGTAGTGTCTGGAAAACAGTATCTGCGACCAGAGGGCAACATGATCTGTTTTGTTTGAACTGCTTCTCGTTGCAACTTATCATGCCACTCTGTTACACCTTCATACTTTGCCTTAAATGCTCTGTAATATTTCTGTTGGTCTGGTGTGCCTGTTACACCACCATACAACGGTTTGAACGTATCAGCTTTAGCAGTCTGTCTATCGCAACCAATCACAGATGCAGTGTAAGCATGTACATCCACACCATCTTTTACATCTTGATATATCTGCGAATCATTTGCCAAAAATCCTGCAACTCTAAACTCCAACTGTGAATAGTCTCCCTCAATAATCGAACCACCCTTAAACCTGCTTTCAACCACCTTACGTATACGAAACGTAGATCCACGTGGCATGTTCTGAAAATTTGGGTTTCTTGACGATAGACGACCTGTAGCAGTAATGCACTGCATAAACTCTGGATGTATAAAATTATTCTCATCAACATTATTTTCCATTCCCTCTACAAATGTACTAAGATATGTACGCAAAGCCGAGTATCTAACATACAGTTCAACAAATTCTTTTGCAGCGCCACTGAGTGCTGGCAACATTTCTTCAAGAGTTGTCTTATCTGTTTTAAATCCTGCTTGTGCAACATCCTTTGTATTTCTTGGCACGATACGCAATCCTGCAACTTGTTTACTTTGAGAGTAAACTACACCTGTTGCATTACAATTCTTACATAGTCTGTTAGCTTTTCCTAATTGTCCGTTCTTTAATTTGAAACGTACTCTTCCAACACCTTCACATGTACCACATTGATAGCCTGTTGTTTTCTTAATCACTTCAGTATTGTTTCGTATTGTACGAGCAAACAACTCTTTGGACATTTTCTTTCGCATCTTTATCTTACGAGTTGCACCACGCATCTCATGTCCAATGTTAAATATTCTTGTCCATGTTTCTTTGTTGTTTATCTTGCGAGAATAAAACAACATAGATCTATCGTCTGCACTGTTAAGGTTAATTGGTGTGTCGCCCATGACATCACTAACAATCTGTTTCAAACGTTTGTCTATAGTAGTTAGTTCGTGTTCGTATTCATTCCGTATATCGTTGAGTGTTTCAAGATTAACTTTTATTCCTGCGTGTTCTATCTTCGCAAGAACATTCGTCATATCAAGCGACAAACGCAGTGTCGGCAATAGCTTCTTCATCTCCAAATAACTCCTCAAATGTTGTGCCAAAGGCTTCTAATTGTTTCAATGCAACTTGTTCAGTTGCTTCAACGTCTGCTATACCATACTCTTCGATTATGTCGTATGGTATATCATAGAATGTTTTACCATCTTTTAAATATCCGTCAACAAGACTTTTCTTTTTCAATGCACCATAGCGTTCAGCTACACTCTGTAATCCCAAACTCCAACGTCTTGAGGATGAAAGGATATACTCAGCAACCATAGTATCATAAAGGTGATTATTATAGACAAAGCCACAATCACGCAACCAAGTAATGTCGAATTTGATATTGTGACCGATAAGGACATCAACGTTGTCCAAAGACTCCTGTAATAACTCACCACCCTTGTAGTCTGGTTTGCGAGTAGAATGATTGAAGCATAAGTAAGAGGTAAGGCTACCCATATACTTATAGCCAACGCTAACGAGCTTGTTGCCGAAATAAGGTAAGGGAGTAAATCCACCATTAGTCTTCTCCTTGTGTGTTGTTTCTACGTCTAGTGTCATGCATATCATACTTCTGTTGCCTTTCTTTCTTTTTGTTGTACTTCTTCTTATTAGGTATCATTCTACGTCTATCTCTTGCCATCATAAGAAATCTAGCTATTGGGTTTATCTTTTGCATAATTAACTGTTCTTAGTATAGGGGTGAGTCGTCCTCTAATAGTACACTCCATGCTCTACATCTATATTACAATTCAACATACCATGCCAACCATTTATTTTATTCTTTGATATACAGATATGTCGCACAACATTCTCAACTTCACTTGATCCTGTTTTGCCTATTCCTATGATAACGTCTGCTTCTCCTGCCTTACCTGTCTTACTATTGTCAAGCATTGCATAGTCAATAAAAGCACGATCATGTGCTTCATAGCTTGCTTGAGATACTGCCCACAACAAAAGATTACCACGTTTTGCAACTTCTCTAGCAAGTATATATATTTCTTTTAGTCGTTCATCTCCACGACCAAAGTCACCTCTTACTTTAAATTTATCCAACTGATCACAGAACATTATGTCAGGCTTGTTCAACTGTGCATAGTCATTCACCTCTTCAATAGATGTTCCAACTGAATCCATAATCCGTAAGTATGGTTTGATTTCTTTTCTGTACAGTTCAATATACTTTTCACGGTCTGTGTTTAATTCTTGTTTTGTCACGTTAAAGTAACTCTGTATAATCCGTAGTTTTATGTTTACGGCAGGTTCTTCATTTGCCCAGTAAACAACTAATCTTTTCTGTCGTATATAACTGGCACATAAGAACGCACAAAATGTCGTCTTACCCACCTCTGGTCTGGCAAATATTATCCCAAGATTACCTCGCCACATACCCTGCAGCACATCCCCTATGATGCCCCAATCAAAAGGAAAGTCAGGTTGTCCAGCACCTTGATCAAGCAACTCCCCAAGATCCATGTCAACTTCAGTATATGTCGTTTTGTTTTCCATACGACCATCTTCAACTGTATCCATGATACGTTGCAACTCACCAAAGTCTTCACCCTGTCCTGTAAATATAGATATAGCTTTCTCGCCAATGATCCTTGCCCTGTCACGCAACCAAAAGTTCTTGACCACATCCATCTGTAAGTCGTGATTGTTTGCATCAGGTGGTAATGACTCAACAACAAGAGATAGTTCTTTTTTTGATGAAGATGGCATGGCAGGATGTTTGTCAACGTGCAATGCAAACAGTTCATCTTTTGTCAAATCTTTTTCATAGTTCGTATGTGCGTATGAGATACTTCTGAACAACTCTTTCAGTTGTCCTGTAAACATTTCTTCGTCTAATATGTTTTTTACTTTGTTGAAAAAGTCATGCTTCAAACAAAAACCAATGACCTTGTGATCAACCGATATGTTTTCTAATGATTCGTTCACGTTCGTTACCCTTTAAAATTTTCAGATCATCTGATAGTATTGCAACTTTGCAGTTCACATAATGTGAAATCTTTTTTGTCATCTCTATTGCCTTGACTGTCGCATCTTTGTCAAGTGCAACTATTGCATTTTTATATTTCTTAATAATGTCAACGTGTTGTTGCAACAAACTTGTTCCCATCAATGCAATCGATGAAACTTTGTCAGCTATACTACACGCAGATGGACAATCTTCTACGATGAAAATATTGTCACTATCCTTATGTATGTGAAATCCAAAGTTTGTCTTTCCGTATCTGTACCACTTTGGTTTTTTGTCAGCCAACGTTCTCCCCATTGCATCAACTACCTTACCTTTGTCCTTTACAAGAAATGTCACTCTATCGAAACGAATGTCATACATAATGTCAACACGATTGTCTAAATACGCTTGATACGAATTAACTGAGCGTACATAGTCAACAGCCTTTTGATTACGTGATAAAGGAACAAAGGTAGTTGGTAGTTGAAATTCAAAAAAAGGAGTATGTTTTATACTTGACTCTGACTTCTTTTCAAACACCATTCGAGAATTAGTTTTTGTCAGCCGTTTGCCTGTCACACCTTTGACATCACAGTCAGCATAAAAACAATTATACATTCTCTCATAACCATTGTCAGTCACACTCAACGTGTTCTTCTTATGGCACGATGGACAATCCATTCTTAATCGCCCATTGGGTTGCAAAGCCAAATCTTCAATAAATGTTTTCACCCAAGTATAACTCATGGTTACATGATTAGGATATAACAAAAAGTATTGTCAAATAATTTTTTTTATTTTTTTTGTTGACAGATAGTTTTTTATACATATTATCATAGTTCAGAGGTTCAACCCAATAGTAAAGAAAGGTAGGTCTATGACCCAATATTATAGTAATACTAAAAAAGAATTAGTAAACATCAACGATATGCATCATCAACACGTATGGTATGCATTTAAAAAACTTTGCGACAGATTAGAACAATTAGCATTAACTCAAGCAATATGGGATGATGCATTTAATCCTGCCAAAGATATAAAAGTAAATGCTAACTCTAGAATGGTTCTTAAATTAGAACAAGAAGTATCTAGATTAAGAAGAGAACTTAAAAGACTAACTAAAACTAATAAAGATATGTATCATTCATACTTTAATCCACATTTAAAAAATAAAGGACATCGATATGTGTTCTCTAATATTCCTAATGATAATAATGGGAAATCTCTTGTAAAGACGATGAGGTTTTATTTAAATAAAGATACATATAATATGCGTGTGCGTGGTCAATACTTAGATAAGTCTAAATTAGAAAGAGGAGAAAGTTGGAAAACATATGATGATGGTCAACCATTAAGTAAATCTAAATGTATTCGTCTGTATATAGATAAGAAAAAGGAGAGTGCATAATGACTAAAGAAGAACAAAAGCACATGAATAAATTGATTGAAGAGAATAGTAAGTTTAGAAAATTAGTTAGGTATACTATCGAAGACTTGACAGATTTATCATGGGATTATGATCGTATGTCCAAGAGTGGTCAAGAAACATATGATCGTTTGGCTAGGATGTATGCAATGAGATATGAACAAGAAACTGGAAATGTATATGGGGGTGATCATAATGCCTTACCTAAATAATCATTTCCATATATATGATCATCAATCAGAAGTATCATTTCAAATAATTGGTAAATCTAATTTTATGAGATGGTTGAATGATAATGCAAATAATGATAGGTATTCTTTTTTTTCTACCTATACAAAACTAAATTCTTATTTAAAAGGTTTACAAGAAGAAAGGAAAATATATGAGTGCTAGGAAAGGAAATAGGAACGCTTTGAAAAACAAGTGGTGTATTATTAAAGGTGTATCTGAAGATGGCAAGGTGCAGTATCAAGTATCTGATGACGTTATCGATATGAGAACTATATCATATGACTTTGATACATTTGAAGATGCTCAAAATCGTCTAAAAGAAATTAGGTTAGCAATACTTAATGGAGATGATCATGCGAGTGTATAGTGCTTTCAATGGATACAGTGGTGCTAATGTTGCTCTTGATCGAGCAGATAAAAAAGTAACTACATACTTGGCAAGTGAAACTGATAAGTGGTGTAATGCAGTAACAAGATATAATTATCCGAAGACTGTATTTATAGGTGACATAACTAAAGTTAATCCTAATAGTATAAAGGACATTGATCTGATGATCGGTGGATCGCCTTGTCAAGACTTATCATTCAGTGGTAAAGGTAAAGGTTTGGTCGAGGGTAAACGATCAAATCTATTCTTTACTTGGTTGGATCATTTGAAAACAATCAAGCCAAAATATTTCTTGTTGGAAAATGTCAAGATGAAAAAGGAATATGAGAATATGATTACTATGGCATTGGGTGTTGCCCCAATGATGATACCGTCTAGTCTTGTCAGTGGACAAAAGCGTGATCGTTTGTATTGGTTTAATTGGCATTGTGATTTACCAAAAGATAAAAAGATATTCTTACAGGATATAGTTGAAGATGGTGCAGTTGATCGAGATAAGTCTTTCTGTATAGATGCAAACTATTGGAAAGGGGGTAACTTAAAATCATACTTTGTAAAGAATAGACGACAGTTAGTATTTGACGATCATAGATGTATACAAGTTGGTGTCGCAGATATAAAAGGACATGATATTCTTAAACGAGTGTATGCACGAGAGGGTAAAGCCCCAACATTAAATACTATGAATGGTGGCAATCGAGAACCAAAGGTTGTATGTGGTCAAATGGTTGGTCGTAAGATCAATCCTAAAACAGGTAAACGAGACGATTACAATCCTAACATCAAAACTGAGCAACGCATTGAGTTGAAAGGTGATGGTAAAACTGGTGCTTTAACGACTGTACAAAAGGATAATCTTGTAGTCACCGATAAGTATTGGAGAGCATTGACACCACGAGAGTGTGAACGTTTACAAACACTAGCAGATGACTATACCTTGTTTGGAGACTTTGATGAGTCAAGGTATCCGTCTGATGACGACTACGATATAAAAGAAATATCCAAGACACAAAGGTACAAGATGCTTGGCAATGGTTTCACGGTAGATGTCATTGCACATATTTTGAGGAGTATGCCAAATGGGTAGACCTAAAAAATTTAAAGAAGATGTCAAGATGTACAACATAGCATTGTCAGTGGATATGTTCAAAAAATTGTCAGCTATTTCTTTACAGGAAACGCAAAATAGTTTAGAACATATAAGTATAGCCGATCTTATTAGATCAAGTATTGAAGTGTTTGTTGAATGTTATGAAAAGGAGAATGTCAATGGGAAGAGTTAAAGATATGTGTATGGATATGGAAGAAAAGTATATTGATCTATCCATAGATAATGTCAGTGATTGTGAGCATATAGAAGAGTATTTTAAAAAAATGTCAGCCCATTCGCCTTTAATCGATTGGAGAGATGATTGGAAGGAATGGTCACACGAAATTTTGACTGATAACTGGAATGAATATTGGTCGAAATATAATCCTTAAAAGAATTTTTTTATCCTTTCGCTTTTAGGGATTGACTTAATAGGACTATGGAGTAATCTGTAGTCCTATTTTTTATGAAAGGAAATATTATGAATGATCCATATACAAGTGAACGAATGAGGATTGCACAAGAGAAGTATCTACGCAAACGCAAAGAACTGTA